CGTTTCCTTGGTTACAAGGCTTGCGGCACCCCTAGCGACAATTTTCACATCGCCATTTTTGAGTTCGGGATCATCCCCATACATGAGGTTATAAAAATGAAGTCTGTCGATCATCGGGGTAATCACGCCAACGTCGATGTTGCTCACTACCTGTTTGATGCCCTTGGAGGCGTTACCCATCAGCATGGACATACCGGAGCTAGTGCGCAGAGCACCGCTACCAGCCGCGTCGCCAGCCATATAACGAGGAATACCAGTGTGCTCATCAGCAATCCCCGAGAAGAACTGGTAAATCTGCATCAACTCGCCCGAGATCATCGGGACGGCGAAGAAATCAACCGGTTTGGCGGTCGATCCGTAAGGATCGCTAGTCGTCTGCCACACCTTACCGGGGTACATCTGGGTCAGGTCTTCACCCGTGGGCAGTCGATCCACGTTGTAAACCACTTGCGCTCCTGCGCCAAGACCCATGTTGTTTGCGATGGCCCGCGCTGCTGTATTGCACTGTGTCTGCGCGTCGCGGCAGAGATCATTCACCGAGTTACCCCAGAACGCGCCGGGGACTTCCTCATACGACGCTTTGTAGATGTTCTTGCGGCCCAGCGGATCGCTGTTGATCTGCGCTTTGATCGCCCAGTTACCAATCAGCCAAATCTCGCACGGGTACTCTTTCGTCTGGTCGGGTACAGAGGCTTCGTCCATGCCCCACTCCACCAGCATTTTCCCCTGCACGGAGCCACGGTACTGCAGGGCATCCAAGGTCGCTTCGGGGTTCGCCATCAGCATCGCGGGGGACTTGCCCTCGGCAGACGCCTTCTGGGTATCAATCACCAGCCAATCGTGCAGACCACCTTTACCATGCTCATCGAGCACCGTTTTGATCGCGTCGTCGTTGTACCCTTCAACACCGATCAGCTCGTTCAACTGCCCACGGGTCATGCGACGGCGTACAAACAGACCACCATCCTCAATGTCCGAGCAGTGCGGCATCGGGTACACCATGAACGGGTCAATACGCTCCCACTCAAGGGTCAGGGCGTCGTTTACCGCGAGGGAGAACCCGCCGGTCTGCGCAGGGTTCCATTTCAACTGCTTCTTGTTGCGGACCACCGGACCCTCGATAAACGCACTGGGGAACGTCACGATGTCCTCGATGAACTCCGTCATCGCCTTCAGGAACCCGCCCTCGACGAGCTGGTCTTCCATCTTCAGCTCCATACGGGAGCAGGCTTCGGCGGCGCGTTTCTTGGCGTTTGCTACAACCCGATCTTTCACGTACTCAGCGATACGGTCCATGTCCTGCGGATTCGGCTGCTGGCCTGTGGCCTGCTGGAACGCCTGTGCTTCCATCTGCGCGAACTGCAATACGGACTGCTGGATGATCGGGGGTAAATCAGGCAGCGGTGTTGGGTTCACCGTCCAAGGCTTCTCGTTGCGAGTGCCCAGCATGACATCCTTCAGCCAACTCGCCGCAGCGCGGCACTTGTTGGAACTCAGGGCCATGTAGATTTCCGAACCACCCCCCTTCTTGATCTCGCTGAGAACATCTGGGTCATACTCGGACCTGCGCTGGCGCAGGCTCTTCAACATGCGCTCTTCCACACCGGATGTACGCTTGGCGTTAAACGCTGAACTCCAGCACTCACGAACGTGGGCTACCAGACCTACGATAACCGGCTTGTTGTTCGCTTCTTGCGCCCGCTCACGGGCAGCTTCCCTAAGCTGTATGGAAGACAGCGACTCCATAGCGATCATACCGAACGCGTGAGGAGTAAGGGGTACCTCGGCCTCTGGGGAAGGGGCCGGAAGTGCTGTATCAGACATTAAACCTTGGTTCATTTGCCGGCGTCCCGGTCAAGAGTTGAGGCATTCTACCACATGTTTACGGGTAATCAAGTAGTAGAGAAAAAGAGTGCCCCCGGTGTGATCACGGGGGCTAAGGCATCGGGGAGATGCCGGGAGGAGAGATACGGGACGGACTATAGCACGAAACTATGATACCGCATGAGACTATTAGACAAACCTAACGGGTGGTGGTTTTACCTCCACCTTGCCACGGATGCTGTTGCCACCCATTATCGACCCGTTGTCGTGCTGCAGGCACGCGTAGGTAAACGCATCGGCGTAGTCGGAGTATGGGTGGTTCTTGTCCGGTTTCACGTCGGTCTCGCCTTTGGTATTCGTTTTGTACCGGTACATACCTGCCAGCGCCTTTATAAGCCCTGTCGCACCGGGGTCGATCAGCAGCCCGGCGTTCCCATTCACCGTACGGGTCATGTAGTGCTCACCTGCCGCTAGGCGGGCAGCGATGGAGTTCGTTTTCGCCGGTTTGACAGTAAACCCCTCGGCCTTGAATATGTCCGCTACGGATCGCTCGTCGGTCTGCGCACGCTGAAACGCTGCAGGGTCAATAATGATTGTCGACGGTTTGGCCGGGTACTTGTTGGCGAGTAGTGGCTTGACCTTTTCTCGTATGAATCGTAGCGCGCCCATACCACCTTCGTTACCTGTAAGCGCATCCAGCACGATTACTCGCCCGTCGTGGGTCTGCTGTGTGATCACTGCGGTAGGGTTCAGGCCGGCATCCACGCCGATCAGCAGAGGGTTCGGGTTCGGCTTAAGTGCTTCCTTGGCGACGTGGGTATCCCGACTGAAGCATTTGAACACAGGCTTACCAGCAAGGCTCGCGCCAAATTTCGCATGGACGTAGATGTCGTTCCATCCGTCGTCGTGGGACTCCATCAGGTTCTCGTAGTAACCCTCTGGCAAATACTGTAACCAGTCCGCTTCTGGGCTGACACCACTGGGCTGGAAAAATACAGCGGCGTTCGACGGCGGGTTCGTCAGGAACTCTTCCCAAGCAGTGTCCATATCCGGCGGGTTTGTCGCACCCCATATCTTCTGAATCGGATGCCCCTCTGGTGTGCAGCACCCTACTCCGTTCATCGCCTTGTTCGGGTAACGGCCAATACGACCCTGCAGGGCTTCGAAGATGTCCATGTGGATTTCACGGAACTCGTCCATGATCCCAAACGAGAGCTGCAAGGAGAGCAAGCGTCGTACGTCTTTGGCGTCATCCAGACCACGGAACAGCACCTCGCAGTGCACGTCACCCACCTTCAGGTCGAACTGTTTGTCGGTTACCTTGAAGTCACCCGCCTCACCAAACCACTGCATGAAGTCCTTGATGGACGTATCACGCAACTGTTCGTTGGTGTTCCGTACCCACACGCACCGGCTACGCCGGATGCCATCTTCACAGGGCGCTACCCGTGAGGCTTCAGTCAGTATCTTGATGATCGAGGTCGTCGTCTTTGTCGACCCCACCGGACCCACCACCAGATTGATGAACTTGTCGCTCCTCAGATACCCCGCCAAGGATGGAGGGCAGTTGTACTTCTTCATAGGATGCCTCGATGATGTTGGACGTGGCCTTCTGTGCGCCTACTTCCGGAATATTGATCTGGATACTGAAACTGGCACCGGGGCCAACAGCGTTCTTGTCTTTCGGCTGCAGATTGCCCAGCTTGGCAAAAGACTCCATCAGTGCCTGCTTCTGCACCGGAGTCATCGAATCGCGTGCCACAAAGAGATCGTTCGCCAGTACTGCGGCCATTGCCCGCGCCAGCGGCTGCATCTGTTCCGGGTCGTCCTGAATAGCCTCTAGGAGCTGCGGCGGGAGCTGCAGTGAGCGGGCTACGTTCGGGTTGTCGGTGTCTATAGTGGTAGTCATAAACCTACACTACCACAAACATGCTTACCCGTAAAGGGTTAGGCGCGCGGTTTCCATCTTATCAAGGTACTGAATTACCACCAACTGCATTGGGGACAGTGGTTGTTCGTGGGTGTTTGTAACCGTATCGGTTATCGCCTCGTGGATGACGCGCACGGCGTCAAGGGCAAGAGGGTCTTTGGACACGTCGTAGATACCACGAGCAATGTCTATGTACTTCCAGAGGGTCTCTTCGTCCATGCGTCAACTTTATAACATTATGGATTTTTTGGCTGGAAAATTTTTGGGCGGGGGTTTTGTGTAATACTTGAGTAAAACGGTGTGGTTATTTTTTAACATTGTGAAAAATCGGACTTGTTATG